TTTTTTGGTCAGATGAATGTCTCTATCCGACCGCCTTGCTTGTGACGCCACTCCCAGCGCCACAACTGATCCAGCCAACACCAATCACCATCCGGCCACTCCCAAATCAAAAGAGCACCGAAGCCGACTGCAAACCGTGCTGCGCACGGAAGGCGGGTTTCGGGGCGGTAGATGTAGGGACCGAGATGCATGCTTGTCGAGATATGTCTCATTGATAAATCTAGGCCGCGCTTCGCGCGGCCCACGCGCTGCGCTGGCGCTTGCGGTAGGCCGCCCGACCGCGGGCCTCAGGAACGAGGCTCACCATGCCCCCCACGAATGCCGTAGGGCCGGACCGAGTAGGGACCGCCATCAGCCCTCGGCATGACGACGCTGCTCGGCATGGGCACCACCACCACAGGAGGCTGATCGACGGATGGGCGGACAGGAGGCGCAGCCTGTTGTACCGGTGCAGGTGCTGGGGCCTGCGCGATGGTGTACGGATCGAACGGCCGGCGCGTCATCCAGTCGCGGCACTCGCCGTGCGTGAGCCCTGCGTCAGTGCCTTGCTGCGTGTAGCACTTGCACTGCCCTTTGAAGCAGGCGCCGCCGGTCACCAGGGGCAGATTGTTGACCTTGCGGATGGCGTCGTAGGCCGGCGCGGTTTCTGGCTTTCCGGACAGGCGCGGGATGAAGGCGATGCGGTCATCGATGAACGTAGGCTCCGGCGCGGCCTGGGGCGCCGGGGCGGAGGGCTGCTGTCCTTGCGCGGGCTTCATCTGCGAGCCTGCGGGCGCTGTGCCCGGGGCGGCCGCCTTGGCGGGCTCCTGCTTCGCGGTGGGGTTGAACCGCTGGCCAAATCGGTCATAAACGGTGGGCATGAGGAACATGCCGGCAGCGAGCGCGGCCAGGATGAACCACACAAGCCCGGGGAGCTTGCGCGGCTGCTTCGTGTGCACCTCCGCGCTCCGATAGAGCTTGAAGACCTTGCGGCTGTAGCGCCACGCGCCTTTGCTGATGGCCTTGCTGTACTGGAGCGAGCGGGACACGTGGTCCCATTCGTACACCACGGCCATCTTCATGTTGGCGACGCGCCGCACGTGCAGGTGCCGCCCGCCCAGCGCGTGAATGTGACGGTCGGTGTTCATGACGGACTGGGTGATCAGCACGAAGTCAACGCCCATGTGCCGGTGCGTGTCGAGGGCCTGCACGTCGGGCGGGACCTTGGCACCATTGGCACGCGGCGGCCACATCTTTTGGAATTCGTCCACGACGATGACGGCGCCGGGCTTGGCCCACTGGTGCCAGTTCCGGGCGCTCAGTTCGTTGCCCTTGAACTCCCAGGTGTTGCCGCTGGCGACCCACTCGCCGCCCACCTCGATCAACTCGTGCTCAATCAAAAGGCCGTTGATGTTGGTGTAGATGGTGCGCGGCGCCTCGCGCTGCTGGCCGTTCTCGTCGGTGATCGTGATCGTCTGCCCGACCAGCGGGAGCAGCAGCTTTTCAATCGCATGCAAGGTCTTGCCGGCGCCCGGCGTGCCAGTGATGACGGTGATCATTGCGGGTTAGCGCCGAGGACGCGCGTTGCGTTGCTGATCTGCCAGAGCAGCACACGGACCGCGATCGCGCCTGTGATCATGCCGAGGCCAATGCCGCCGCCGGCAAGGAGGAACACGTTGAGCACGTCGGCGGGGAGCGCGTTGACCGATGCCACCATCTGGTCTTTGGCCGCAGTGATCGCCATGGTGAATCCGGCCGTGGTGACAACGCTGAAACCCAGCGCGGCGAGGATGCGGCCGATCATCGGCTCGACCAACGTCATGAGCCACGTTCCGATCTTCATGACTTCGCTCCCCCTGCAATGATCGCCATGGCGACGCAGGCGCACAGCACCAGGATGACCGGCCGGACGTAGCTGGTGATATAGCCGCAGCCCTGCTGCCAGTCCCACACTTTGAGCTGCACGCCATGCGCAGTCATGGTCTTGTCGGCCGGGCACGCGCCACCGCCGAACAGGTTCTCGGGCTGGTAGCTGACGTCTACCGTTTTCTTCGGTATCTCGCCGTCCGGCGTGTCCAGCTCGGGCTTTGCGCAGGCGAGGATGTCGGGGTTGCGCTCGCAGAGATCGCGATCATCTTCGCGCGGCTGATCGCCGTCCGAAGGCTCGGGATCGGGCTTCGGTTCGGGCTTCGGCTCGGGAGAATCAACTGGCCGATCCACGGGCTGCACATCGACCTGCCAGGGCTTGCCAGGGGCCGGCGCGGGCACGACCCGAATACCGGGTTGCAGGTAGGGCTGATTCGTCGCGCTGACAGGCTGCGACGGGTCAAATTTGGGATTCTTGACGGGGTTGCCCGTGGGCACGAACAGAGGCTGAGGCTTGCCGGAAGTGTCTGGATTGACTACCGGGTCTTTCACGGGCCAGGAGGCCGGCCACACCACATTTGGCAGCTTCTCGGGCAACGGGACTTCCTGCAGCGCTGGCTTGACCTCTTTTTCATAATCTGCAGGGACTTTTTCCTTTACCTCTTGACCTTCGACCCTGATTGCACGCTCATACACGACCCCATCAATGCCAACGCAATCGTAACTAGACGGATCAGCATATCTAACAGCCAAGTTGCCGCAGACCTCTTCGGGCGTGTCATAAAACCCATTACCAAACCTCGGGCGCCACCTATCTTTCACGGCGGTCTTTGTCTTCACCCAGCGCGACCCGGTCCATTCGAATTCCGTTTGCTGCCACCACTCAATCGCCTCGGGCAGCACGAGCATGGCACCCACAGTGAGGCCTACGCCAAGAGGCCCACCAGCGCCGGCGAGCAGCGCTGTGCCAACACGGTCAGCGAGCACGCGAGAGGCCACAGCACGATCAATTGCAAGCGAGACACGGACCTTGGAGGTGCCGGAGGCAGAGGCAATCGCAGCATCAGCAATGGCCTTCGAGTTCACCCAGGCCGATGCCGCGGCGGGCTGATAGGTGGCGGCAGCACCAGTGCCGGCGACCCAGCCGGGAGGAGGGGTCAGCTGCGTGTACGCCGCTTGGGAAATCAGCGGAAGGCCACCCAGCAGAGCAAGGCCAACCCCAACGCGACGGAGAGTTCTACAGAGCTTGGCATGGTGATCAATCATCGGTGTCAACGCGGAAAAGGTCTATGAGCCGGCGCGCGCAGAAGATGGCGAGGGCCGCCACGAAAAAGAGGGCCCAGAGGGCCCCCAGGTCTTCGACGTGCTCGGGATTAGCGGGCGCAGGCTCCACCAGCACGGTGACGGTGACACCGCCATCGGTGGTTGCCGTCCCCGTGTTGGTGTCGGCCATGGGTCAGAACCAGCCGAGCTTCGAACCCAGCTTCTTCAGGCCCCAGACGGCCACGCCAGCCGCCAGGATCAGGCCGAGCGCGGCCAGGGCGTCGGTCTTGTAGTTGCCGACTTCGGTGCCCACGGCGGCGGGCAGTTCGGCGTGCGCGACGCCGACCAGGGCGGGAAGCATCGCTGCCGCGGTGGCGGCCTTGGAACCGTACTTGCGGGCCACGCCCAGGGTCTTTTCGATCATTTGACTTCCTTCGTTAAAACGGTGCGGGATTGCACCCGTCAGCCCTCGACGTCTCCCGACGCTGGAGGACTGACGGCTACAACCGACAACGGAGACGCAGACCAGCAGCAACAGCAGACCGCGGACACCAGGAAGGCAAGCCAGGGAGCAACAGCGGCCCATGCACGTGGCGCATGCGGGCAGCGGCTATCCGAAAACGGCGAGCCTCGCAGCGATCAAGCCAAGCACCGATGGACGACAGCACAAACCAGGAGCAAAGCCAAGTGAGCGCCACAGCGACAGCGATGGACTGGTTCACCATGACGAGGAGATCAAACACGACCACCCCCCGAAGCAGAGGGCGGGAGTGCCTGCGGCACGCCTGTCCCCAAGCGCGAGTGAGAGCCGGGGTGCGCAGGAGAGCCAGGGCGCGGATCGTCGCCCAGCTTGATCACGCGCCCGGCTACATCGGCGGACACGCAGCCGCAGTCGGCATGGGTACTCGGGCGCGCTGGGCACTCCCCGCCCACAAGCGAGGGGCACGTCGCGCGAGACAGGCTGACATGGGGCGCCGCCCCATACCCCAATCCCAGGGACACGCCACCACCGGGACAGCCCACGTACAGGAGCAGCACCGTCACACCTTCGCGACAGGAGCAGCAGGCTTGTACGGCCGCAGCGCGGTGAGGACAGCATTGATCTTCCGATCCTTCATGCCAGCAGACAGCGCGAACGAGGCCATGTAGGTGCCGGGAACAGGCGCAGCGTCGCCCATCATGGACTTATCCAGTTGGAGGACGCCGACCTGCTGCAACACGCCGGCATCGTCCAGGAGCGCGCATTCCGCGTCCTGCATTTCGTAGGGGCGACCGGTACGCTGAGACACGCCCTTTTTCACTTCGTTGACCTTGAGCACTTGGATGAGGGAGGTGAGAGCCATGGTGATTCCTTGGATGAGCCAATAGGGCCAGTAGAGCGACAGTGCTCTGGCATGCCTGCAGGCATGCCGCAGGGCTGTCAGGCGGGGACCACGTAGACGCTGGAGCACGGGAGCCAGCGAACATCGCGCTTATCCGGGTGCCAGAAGCAAACAAGACACCGGCCAGTGCGGACACGCTGCACCTGACCACGCCAGCCACCCCACACGACGCCGACACCGCGCTTGACCAGCTTGTCATGCATGTCCAGGTTGGGAGCCTTCCCCAACCTTGATTGAGCTTGAGGTATGGAAGCCA